ACCCTGTATCTCTTTATTCATGGGAGTTTCAGGACTTGGTCGAAAAGTGCAGATCGCTTGAAACCCGCATTTTACGTTATTTTCTTGAGGGGCTGAAACGCTGACTTTACGTTAAACGAAGTTAATTTTCGCGAAAAACGTCGACTAGACTCTACAATTTAAAGCATGACCCTTCAGAATAGCAGAGCAAAATGTAGAATAACAGAGAAAAAAGGAGGGCTGTCGCATGAGAGTAAAATAACAGTGCGAAATACGGTACAATAGCCTATAGTTTAGCGTAACAGTGCAGCCTCAGGAAAGTAAAAAATGGGGTGATGGTAGACAGTGTTAAATAAAAACTGGAGTGAAAGTGCCATAAAAACTTTTTTTTCATTTTTTCCTTGATTTTTTGCTTGTTTTATGGTATTATATAGAGCAAAGGTAACATGGCAGAAGTTTTAAGGGTAAGATTTTAAGTCTAGGTAATTGATAGTCTAAAAGGAAAGGAAAGAGAAATGGAAAAAGGAGTATATGGGAACACTAAGCACGGACATAGGCCAAAGAACGGTAAGCCAAGTCCAACCTATATATCTTGGATGAGTATGCGTCAGCGCTGTCAAAATCCCAGCTATCCTCGGTTTAAAGATTATGGTGGTCGGGATATAAAAGTCTGTGATCGTTGGCAAGATTTCGTCAACTTCCTCGCAGACATGGGTGAGCGTCCGGAAAATACAACCCTCGATCGCATAGACAATAATGGGAACTACGAGCCATGCAACTGCCGATGGGCTACCCGGAAAGAGCAAAATCAGAACCGGAGAGATCTTAAAAGTCAATATTTCTTCATTGCAATGAAGCAGGAAGAGGTTATCGTCTCAAACAATCAGCACGAATTTGCTAGGCAATATGAGTTAGATTGGCGTAATGTTAACGCCTGCCTAAACGGCAGACTCAAATCCCATGGTGGTTGGAAGTTTAAGAAGATTCCAAGCCTTTTGAGAGAACCTCTTATTATTTTTAGAGAGGTTGACCGTTATGTTTAGAATTACCGGAGGGAAAGCAAGGGTGCTCTGAATTTTTTTTCATTTTTTCACTTTTTTGAATTTTTTTCTTGACTTTTTTTGTATTTTATGGTATTATTATATATAAAGGATAGAGGAAGAGGAAAAGAAACCAGGAGACCTTCTATAATGCCAAAGAGAAAAAGCGGAGAGCCACTCAAAAAATACGTCTCACGCTGTATCAAGGTCCGCAGAAAAGAACATCCCACAGAAAGTAAGCGTCGTTCGGTTGCGGCTTGTTATGGCATGGGGCGTAAAAAGAGTGGAACCAGGAAAAAGGGGAAATAAGGCAATGTTCTTTTTTAGCAAAGTAAAGGAGAGAAAAAATCATATGAAGGCTGATGTGATAATGCATATGATAGGCGCTCTTTACAGAGCAGGGTTGCGTGATCTTTTGATTGAAGCGATTGATAACCCCGAGAAAGAGTGGGACGATATGATTGTTCATGTTTTAGACGTCTTGCTCGGCTATGATGATGGCGGAGAGGAAAAATAATTTTGTGAAGCCGAGATTCGGGAAGCACTTTCTCTGCGAGGAGTTTGCTTGCCCATGTTGTGGGACATGTCTTATGGACCGCGACTTTATGATTGCCCTCAATCAGCTGAGACTAATAGCTGGCCGGCCTATCAAGATTAATTCCGGCTACAGATGTGCTAAGCACAACAAAGCTGTTGGGGGCGCTTCCCATTCTCAGCACTTGGTAGGAAGAGCAGCAGATATCGTTATTGCCGGTTTGACGCTTAATGAGATGGTAGAACTTGCTGAGCGGATTGATGTGTTTTGTAATGGAGGAATTGGGGTTTATCCCCAGGCCGGTTTTATTCATGTAGATAGCAGAGGATATAGAGCTCGCTGGAAAAAGTAGGTATGTTTTTAATAAGAGAGACATACCTTTTATTTTTTAAAAAGGGAAGAGAAAGAAAAAAGCAATGCCTAAGGTCAAGGGATTAACGGTTCTTCAAAAGCGTTTCGTTGAGGTGTTCGACGGTAACGGCACGAGGTCAGCAAAGAATGCTGGCTACAAAGGTAGCGATAGAGCTCTAGCCGTTATTGCTCATCGAAATCTGCAAAATCCTGAGATCATAAAGTTAATAAAAGCTAAAGAGAAGAAGCGCGTACGAGGTCATATCATGAGCCGCATGGAGCGGCAGGAATTCTGGACCAAAGTCGCTTTAGACGAAGGTCAATCTATGGCAGACAGGCTTCGTGCAGTCTCCGACCTTGCTAAGAGCGAAGGTGATTTCTTAACGCGCATTGAAGTATCTGATGATCTGAGTGATCGCATGAAAGAAGCAGAGCGCCGCTTGGAGCAGCAAGAGGATTTGATTTTAACCTCAGGCGACAATTCATGTGTGACAGGCCAAGGAAACGAAGAAGAAGACATTTTTACAGGAGTGTAAAGATATGAGCATAATCGGTGGAAGAAAGACAAACATCAGCGTGCCTGTAACTTGCGCCAACAGCCGCGAGAAGGTCTCGGTTGATTTGAACGGCACGAGCTGGGTGACGGTTAAGGAGTTTACGCATCATACTTTTTTGAGTGAGATTCTCGCTGTGGTTCCTGACTTGTCGGGAGCCTCTGTTTATTTGGGTATCTTTGATGAGGATTATACGACTGATGGTCAGGAGCGGTGGAATTCTTATGCAGTGAGTGATGATGGTGCATCTACCTTGCAGCCTGATAAGATTATCGTACCTGGAACCCTTCTGAAGATCAAAAAAAGCACAACGGGGACCGAAACAGTCAATCTCGTCCTTTATAAGCTTGGTATATAGAGAGGTGCTTATAGATGCCAATCTGTGCCCCTAATCCTTTTGGTTGTTGCGGAGGAAGCCGCCTATTGAAGGGCGGCTATAGCTATTGGCCATTATGGTGGTATGGGCAGCGGGATGAGTTGCCCGATATGTCTGGTCATGGTGTTACTTTGTATCCTAGCGGAGCTTATTTTGATGGTCAGGGGTATTATTTTGATGGAAGCAATGATTACCTGATAGATGATGACGGCCGGAAGGTTTTGGATCATTACACAAAGGGATCATGGCATTCGGTCTATTTGACTGAGGGTGCCGTTCCTGCAAAAGGAAGTATTTGGGGCACAGGTACTTCATTAGGGCTTAATACTATTGGAGCATCACCTAAAATAACAGGGAAGATTGTTCTCTATCCTGCATATTGTCCGAACTTGACCCATTTGCGGTGCTATAACAATAATATTTCCGTCCTTGACGTAAGCGCAATGACGTCATTAACTTTTTTGTGGTGTTTTAGAAATAACCTTTCTGTTTTAAACGTAAGCGCATTGACGGAGTTAACTGATTTGGTTCTTGGCTATAACCATGTCTCTGTTCTTGATGTAAGTGCATTAACGAAGTTAACTACCTTAGCTTGTAATCTAAACAATGTCTCTATTCTTGACGTAAGTACGTTGACGGAGTTAACTTACCTAGATTGTTCTAATAATAACATCTCTGTTCTTGACGTAAGTGCGTTGACAGCGTTGCCTGATCTTCGTTGCTTCTCTAATAACATCTCTGTTCTTGACGTAAGTGCGTTGACGTTGTTGCAAAAATTACTATGTCAGAGCAATTCCATGAACCAGGATATGGTAGACACAGTTCTGTGTGATATGGATAGCCACGGAACATCGGGTGGAACTTTAAATATTTCAGGTAATGCAGCTCCAAGCGCAACTGGAGTGGCTTGCAAAGATAACCTGGTAGCTCGCGGTTGGTCAGTAACAACGGATTGAGAAAAAAGGGGAGAGAAAGAAAAAAGAATGAAATCTATGAGAGCCAGTGTTTCAGCAAAACCCTTTGAGACGAGAGAGGTCGTCATTAAGAATCCAAAGAACCTTGACAAGATTGAGGTCTATAAACGCGATCCTAGCACTTATAACGCCACAAAGAATGAGCTCAAGTTTAATTGTAACGTAAGTCCATCTAACAAGAAATGCTGGCGGTTGGTACACTGGAATGGCATAATAAAAAGCTTGACCGAATCTGAGGGATATACTTACACGATCAATCATCTTTTCTGCGGCACAAAGGCGGAGTGCTTGGCTGAGATTAGCCGGCTGGGCTTAATATACGACAGTTCAAGTGTGACAGATTTGGAGGAGGCGCAAGACCTTGGCACAATTTCAAGGTAAAAGAACAGACTCTGGTATTCCT